AAACAATACGCCCCTTAAAAGAAGGTTTGGTTTCCATACCTGTAGGGCGAATTGACTTGATACCAGAGGACTACGAGATTATCGACAAACGCGTACAAGCGCCGATGGTGTTTCCCGAATTTAAGTTCGAATTACGTGCGTCCCAGCAGAAGGTTTGGGACGAGGTGGAAGACAACAGTATAATTAACGCTTGGGTAAGTTGGGGAAAGACTTTTACAGGTTTGGCAATAGCTGCTAAGCTTGGACAGAAAACCCTTGTTGTTACCCATACTACCAACCTGCGTAACCAGTGGGAAAAAGAGGTGAAGAAGTGCTTTGGAATCAACCCAGGCAGAATCGGGTCAGGAGTCTTCGACGTTGACTCCCCAATAGTAGTGGGAAACATACAGAGTTTATACCGAAGAATAGACGAGATAAAACATATATTCGGAACAGTTATTTTAGACGAGATGCACCACGTTTCATCTCCCACATTTACGCGAATAGTAGATGAAATGCCTTCGAGATTCAAGATAGGACTTACAGGTACACTAGAAAGAAAAGACGGACGTCATGTAGTCTTTAGAGATTACTTTGGGAATAACGTACACAAGCCACCCAAAGAAAACTATATGATACCAGAGATAGATGTCATTAAATCGGATATACGATTCCTAGATGGATCGTTTACTCCATGGGCTGAAAGAATTAACCACTTAACTAACAACGAAGAATACATACATAGTGTTGCAATGATTGCAGCTAAGTATGCAGCCGATGGTCATAAGGTACTAGTAGTATCTGACCGAGTTAAGTTCTTAAAGATATGTCAGTCGCTAGTAGGAGAAAATTCAGTTTGCATAACAGGAGAGATGGATTTTCAAGAAAGAGATGATACAATGAAAAGAATAGGTGGTGACAGGAATATATTATTCGGAACACAGTCTATATTCTCAGAAGGTATTAGTTTAGACCCTCTAAGTTGTTTAGTACTAGCTACACCAGTTAATAACGAACCCCTCCTTACACAGTTAATCGGTAGGGTAATTCGTAAACGGGAAGGAAAAATCCAACCCAAAATAGTAGATATCCATTTGCTCGGCAAGACCGCTGGAAGACAGGCGAATGCACGAATGGGATATTATGTGAAACAAGATTACAAGATTAACATTAAGTAACCTTGAACTTTATTTGGATTAAATACATGGAAAAAATAGTTCTTGACAAATACTCTGAAAATTGGTATAATATATGATATATTTTGACTGGAAGAAGATTTTAGAAACGACTCACGGCAATGTTGGTGATATCATTCAAGTGCTTAGAATCATTACTTTAAAGAAGATTCCAAAAAATTATTATGATAAGACCTTTAGGTTTTATGAGAAAAGCTTTCACGGTAGTAGCTTTCTGGTTAATCCAGTTGCTCTACTTGAAAAAGGGCGTGCCTTTAGCGATAAAGAGGTTGCGGAGTATGTAGGTGTTGCTTCATTCCGTAATTATTACGAGTACGCAAAAACAAAAGACACCACACTAGACCTTCTTTACTGTAAAGTAAATGAGGACATTATAAACCAAAACAGACTGCTCGAACTAAGAGATGGTATTATCCACTTCAAGTACGAGGAGACATTATAGGAGATTATTATGGCTATTGGCTTTAATACAACAAAGGGCTCAGCCCAAAAGTCCAAGATTGAAACATACAATTTTGGCAACAAGGAAGATCATCACATACGACTAGTAGGTGACTTACTTCCAAGATACGTTTATTGGATCAAAGGCGAAAACGCTAAGAACATTCCCATGGAGTGTTTGTCTTTCGACAGAAATTCAGAAACGTTTAACAATATCGAGCATGACCATGTTCGAGATTACTTCCCAGACCTAAAATGCGGTTGGGCTTATGCAGTCCAAGGTATCGACTACTCTGATAAAAGTATCAAAGTGGTTAATCTAAAAAGGAAACTTTTTGACCAAATTTTAGTAGCTATGGAAGAGTTAGGAAATCCTACTGACTATACTACTGGTTGGGATATTTTCTTCAAGAGATTGAAGACTGGACCACAAGTGTTTAATGTTGAATATCAACTAGCAATGCTTAAGTGCAAACCAAGAGCTTTAGAAGATTGGGAACAAGAATTAGTCGCAGACCTTAAGTCTATGGACGATGTTCTTCCTAGACCTACAGCTGATGCACAGTTAGAACTACTTAAGAAAGTTCAAGGCGCTGACGGAAACGAAAGTGTAGATTCGGAGTTTGATATAACATGATTGGATTAGGACAAAGGTTTCCAGAACATTCCCTTAACGGAGTGGATTTGATGAACGAAATGGAAATAGTTGATACTTGGAGCAATGGAGAGGAATGGAGAGTTTTCTATTTTTATCCTAAAGACTTTACTTTTATCTGTCCTACTGAAATTGCGGGTATGGACTTACTAGTAGATGAAGCATATGTAGTTGGAATTAGTGGAGATAACGAATTTTGTAAGTTGGCTTGGAAAACAGTCAATGGAACAATTAGAGATATCCAACACAGTTTAGCTGCAGATTGCGGATTATACTTAGCAGAAGAGTTAGGAATAGTTGATGAAGATAATGGAGTTCCTTTTAGAGCTACGTATATCGTTAACCCTGACGGCTTCATACAGCACATGTCAATCAATGCGCTTGATACAGGAAGAAATGCAGAAGAAGTACTAAGAACACTAAGAGCTTTAAAAGCTGGTGGACTTACAGGTTGCGAATGGCAGCCGGGAGACGACTTCGTAGCATGATTCTATACACAGCCGACTGGCACATTAAGCTTGGACAGAAGAACGTTCCTATAGATTGGGCAACCGATAGATATGCTATGTTCTACGAACAGGTTAGTGAGTTGGAGAAAGACTGTGATTTGCACATCATTGGTGGGGACTTATTTGATAGAGTTCCCTCAATGGACGAGCTTACTCTTTACTTTGATTTTATCAGAGGAGTAACAATTCCTACTATTATTTATGATGGCAATCATGAAGCTACTAGGAAGAATAAGACTTTCTTTACAAATTTAAAGAAAGCAACCTCAGACGTGAATGCGTTAGTAGAGGTTATAGATACTACTTATATACAAGATGATTGGGCAATATTACCCTACGCTGACTTGCATCGCAAGGATAGTATAGAAACGATAGAAGCTGATTACTTGTTCACACATGTCAGGGGTGAAATACCCCCTCATGTCGTGCCTGAAGTAGATTTAGAAAGGTTTGATAAGTTCAAAACCGTATTTGCTGGAGATTTACATGCTCACGAGAACACTCAACGAAACATTGTATACCCAGGAAGTCCAATGACAACCAGTTTCCATAGGAACAGAGTAAAGACAGGTGCTTTACTAATAGACAAGGATTGGTCATGGACATGGCATGAATTTGACTTACCACAACTAATAAGAAAGACTGTATCAGATCCAGACGATATGTTACAGACTTACTTTGACCATACCATCTATGAGTTAGAAGGTGATGTTCAAGATTTAGCAAAAATTAAGAACTCAGAACTACTAGATAAGAAAGTTGTAAGACGACAGGTAGAAGCTACTTTAAACCTTACTTCCGAAATGACTATTAGTGATGAACTTGTAGTATATCTTAGAGATATATTAAATTTAGACGATAACAAGATTAAAGCAATTATAGGAGTGTACAATGATTATTCTACAGAAGTTAGCTTGGGATAACTGTTTCTCTTATGGAGCAAACAATGAGGTTGATTTATCAGCCGCTACGCTAACACAGCTAGTTGGAACTAATGGAGTAGGTAAATCATCTATTCCACTTATTCTTGAAGAAGTATTATTCAACAAGAATAGTAAGAATGTGAAGAAAGCTGATATTGCTAACCGATACGTTAATCAGGGCTATGATATTAGTCTTGACTTTACTGTTGATGATGATATTTATAATATCACAGTTAACAGACGAGCAACTTTAAAGTGTAAGTTAACAAAAAATGGTGAAGATATAAGTAGTCATACTGCTAGTAATACGTACAAGACGCTGGGAGAGGTGTTAGGTACGG